AAGCCCTTGACACTGTGATGCAAGCCAAAGCCTTGCGGGACGCTGAGAAGAAACTCAAAGAACAGTTGATCTATTCAGGGCAAGGTGATGTCTGGGAGGCCATTCAAGCTGAGTACAACATGATTGTGGCCACCCGCAAACGTGAAGAACGTGAAGCCGAAGCCTCTAAAAAACTCAAGCGTGAACAATTAGCCGAAATGGTAGAGACGATATTTTATGGCTTGGCTGGGTGCATTGTTGGTGGCCTTATTTGTTGGGGCACTATTGAATTTGTCAGTTACAAAATGAGGTTAACATGAATGAACTTCTTTCTCTTCTTAAAGGCGTTGCTCCTGCTCTGGCTACCGCCGTTGCTGGTCCTTTTGGTGGCGCTGCTGTTGCCGCTCTTGCTAACAAGTTTGGCGTATCAGAGTCTGTCGAAGCAGTGGCTAAAGCAATCTCTGGTGACCCCCAAGCAGGACAAAAATTAGCCGAACTTGAGCTGGAGTACGCAAAGCTGGATGCGGCTGACCGTGACAGCGCCCGTAAGCGCGATACAGCAATCACCACAAGCGCAGAAGCGCCTTGGTACAGCAAAATGGTCACGCCGTTGATTGCTATTGGAGTTTTTGCAGCATGGAGTTTTGTTCAATATTTTTTATTGACTCACGTTGTGCCGCAAGAAATGCGCGAGATTGTTTTACGTCTCTTAGGTCAGCTTGACGCTGCCTTCATGTTAATTTTGACCTACTACTTTGGCGCAAGCCATAAACACTGACATGATTACTGCGGAACAACTTGCAAAGCTCCAAATCGACGCGGAATGGCTAGAGCCTTTGAACGACACGTTTAAGCGGTACGACATCATGACCCCTTTGCGGATGGCTGCTTTTATTGGGCAGTGCTATCACGAGTCCGGGGGGTTTAAAGTCTTGCATGAGAATCTAAACTACAGCGCAGAAAGACTGTGCAAAGTCTGGCCCAGCCGCTTTCCTTCATTAGAGGCTGCTCAACCCTTCCACAGAAACCCCGACAAGATTGCCGAGAAAGTTTATTCCGGGCGGATGGGAAACAATGAAGATGGCGACGGCGCTTTGTACATTGGACGAGGCTGCATCCAGTTAACTGGCAAGGACTCATATACACTGGCCGGAGATGCTTTGGGTGTGGATTTCATGCACAGTCCTGATCTGGTTGCCATCCCAAAGTACGCGGCCCTGACTGCCGGGTGGTTTTGGAACAAACGGAACTTGAACAAAGAAGCCGATGCTAAAGACTACACGGGGATGACAAAAAAGATCAACGGCGGTATCATTGGTCTTGACGATAGGGTTGCTCACATCAACACCGCCCTCAGTGTCTTAACCACATGAGGTAACCCGTGCCATTAAAAAAGCTTGTCCAAAAAGCTGGTGTAAACAGGGAGAACACCCGCTACACCAACGAAAACGGCTACTACGAATCTGAAAAAGTACGGTTTCGCCAAGGCACGCCTGAAAAAATTGGTGGCTGGGCACGCATTTCTGCGTCTACGTTTCTTGGGGTATGCCGTTCGCTTTGGAACTGGATTACGCTTGGCGGGCTAAACCTGCTTGGCATCGGCACAAACCTGAAGTTTTACATTGAAAGCGGTGGTTTTTACAACGACATCACGCCACTGCGCCAAACCATTACCTTAGGCGCAAACCCATTCCAGACTTTTATCGGGCTTGCTACGGTTACGGTTACTGACTCAACTGGCGGTTGGGTGAATGGGGATTTTGTTACGTTCAGTGGGGCCACTGCTGTTGGCGGCTTAACTTTAAACGGCGAGTACCAACTTACAACCATAGGCGTTAGCTCAACAACTTACCAAATTACAGCTTCGTCAACCGCATCTTCAAATGCAACTGGTGGCGGTTCTTCTGTGGTTGCGGCGTACCAAATTAACGTAGGCCCAGCTTACGCAGTTCCTTTGGTTGGATGGGGCGCTGGCTCTTGGGGTACTGGAACTTGGGGGGTTGGAACTTCTAGCAACGCCCAAATGCGCCTTTGGAGTCAAACAAATTATGGCCAAGATTTGTTATTTGCTCCTAACAACAGCGCAATTTATATTTGGCAAGCCAGCAGTTTAGTAACCTCTCGCGGGGTTTTGCTATCAAGCACTGGCGGCACAGTTACAGTTACAAGTGCGAGTCCTGCGGTTGTTACTGCGGTAAACTCATTCTCACCCGGTGCAGCTTTGCAGTTTGATACAACTGGGTCAATGCCAACGGGCATGACTGCCGGAACAACTTACTACGTATCTGCCACATCGCTCTCAACCTCATTTACCTTGGTTAATAGTGCAGGAGCTGCCGTCAATACTTCGTCTACTGGATCAGGCGTTTATATTTCAAAGATTGTTGACTGCCCAACTGTTCAGTCTTTGATTTTTGTATCAGATGTATCGCGGTTTTTATTTGCATTTGGTTGTAATAACTACGGCAGTTCAACCCAAGACTTAATGTTAATCCGCTGGTCTGCCCAAGGTGACTACTATAACTGGACGCCTGATGCAACAAACCAAGCTAATTACGTTAGGCTTTCTCACGGCTCCAAAATTGTAACTGTACTGCAATCACGCCAAGAGATTTTGGTATGGACGGATTCGACCTTGTATTCATTGCAATACTCTGGCCCACCAGCGGTTTGGAACACGCAGTTAATTGGGGATAACATTTCTATTGCCGGACCAAATTCTTTAGCACTGGGTTCTGGTGTTACGTATTGGATGGGCGTGGATAAGTTTTATAAATACGATGGTCGTGTTCAAACATTGCGGTGTGATTTGCGTCAGTATATTTACAACGACATTAACTTGTCTCAAGCATCACAATTTTTTGCCAGCACCAACGAAGGCTTTAACGAAGTATGGTTTTTTTATTGTTCTGCCAATTCAACAACAGTTGATCGCTATGTAACGTATAACTATTTTGAAAATAACGGCGAAGGCGTTTGGGCGTATGGAACTATGGCCCGTACTGCATGGTTGGATTCTGGCCTTCGCAATTACCCACTGGCCGCAACATACAGCTACAACATTGTTAACCATGAGTCTGGATTGGACGATTCCGAAACAGCTACTACTTTGCCGATTTATGCCATGATTGGTACGTCTGAATTTGACATTGACGATGGTGATCGGTTTGGATTTGTGCGCCGCATCTTGCCTGACTTGACGTTTGCCGGGTCAACTGCAACCACTCCACAAGTAACAATGACGTTAATCCCAATGCAAAACTCTGGCTCTGGGTTTAACGATCCGCAGTCCGTTGGCGGAACAAACGTGTCAACAATTTCTCGGTCGGCTACGGTGCCAATTGAAGCATTTACAGGCCAAGTATTTATCCGGGTGCGTGGGCGGCAGATGATTCTTAAGCTGGAGTCAGAACAGCTTGGCTGTACATGGCAATTGGGTTCTCCACGATTGGATATTCGTCAAGACGGCGGCAGGGGTAACACATGAGTTTATTCAATAACATTACACCCCCGCGCTTACCGTCTGCTCCACAAGAGTACGACGGTGTATACATGTCTCAGCTTTTAAATGTACTGTACTTGTACTTTCAAAACATTAATGCTGTGCAACCTATCAGCGTTGCGGGCTTAAACATTAATATAGCCAATTTACCAACTCAGGCCAACTTAGCCAAGCTGCGTTCTGGCGATGTGTACCGTGACACCACGGCGGGCAATGTGTTGAAAATTAAACCATGACCAAGATGAACTACTTTCCTTTGCCACCTGAAGTTGCCAAGATTCCGTTGGATGATTACACCGGGGTCATTGCTTTTTCTGGCGGAGTAGAGTCCACGGCGTTGATGGCATGGGTGTCTGCGCGTAAAGAAAAAGTAGTTGCGTTTAACTTTGCCTTGGCTCTTCCAGAACCACCATACGGTCCTATTGAAGTATGGCTGGCTACTCAACGCATTAATGCCAAACAAATAGCTGAGAAGTTTGGTATTCCGTTAATTGAAATTGATCTTCAAATGACCAATTTGATGACGGTACGCAATGAAAAGCCTGAATATAAATACTCGTTTCAACGCTGGTACATTTCTTTTTTCTTGGGGATGATGACTGTATATAACCCAAAGA